AGGTGGAAGTCTGGATCGACGACGACTACAGGGTCGGGATCACGAGGGAGATCCGGTGAGCAACAACAAGTACGACTACGACGCCATAGAGAGGGCCTACGTGTCTGGCGACATGGGCCTGCGCGAGGTTGCTCGCCAGTTCGGGGTCACGAACCACTCCCTGATCTCGATCCAATCGAAGAAGCGCGAGTGGGCCCGCAAGCGAGCGGAGTTTCAGGGGCAGGCCAACGAGAAGGCCACTTCCCTGATGGCCTCGGCCGAAGGCCGTAAGCTGGCCCGCGAGGAGCAGGTCCGCGACCACGCCATCGACGCCATCGACGAAGCGATCATGAAGATGCGCGAGGACATGAAGGGCACCCGAAAGGTCTTCCGCGCCAACGAATGGATCGAAGAGCCTCTCGTGGTGATCCGGCCAGCCGACGTCGCCATGCTGATCGACCGGCTCCAGATCCTCTTCGGCAAGCCGAACAACATCACCGAGGAGCGTTCTCTTGGAGTCAGCCTCTCCGCATCTGGACCCATCGGGGTCGACATTCTTCGAGGCATTGTCGAAGCAACTCGTGGGCTCGTCCCCGGAGACGCTGGGGAGTCTCCGCTCCCTCGCATTGGTGACACTCGCAAGAACTGACGGGCCCGAGGCGGTTTTCGCCTACGGTGAGTACGTCTTCGGATACGTACCCGCAGCACACCACCGCAAGATGGTCTCCGAGACCCTCGATGCAATGTCCCATCGTGATAACGAGATCTACCTGCTTCCACGGGGCGGAGCGAAGACCACGTGGGACAACACGATCCTGTGTAGTTGGTTGATCGGGAAGTACCCAGACCTTCGCATCGGGATGGTCTCGAACACCGACACACAGGCCAAGGACTTCTCCCGGGCGGTGAAGTACACCATCGAGAGTAACGAGGCCCACAGGGCGGTCTTCCCCGAGAGCAAGCCGTCACCATCGAAGTGGACGGACAAGGAATGGCTCGTCGCTGGATCGCGCTGGCATGGCTCCAAGGACGTCACGATGTTCGCCGTCGGCGTTGGTGGCGCGATCATCAGCAAGCGCCTCGACATGATCCTGATGGACGACATCCTCGACGAGGAGAACACCCAGAGCGTCGATCAGCGTCAAGCGGTCGAGATCTGGTTCAAGAAGACCCTCAAGCCATGCCTCTCCCCTGACGGGGTGGTGGTAGCCATCGGGACGCGATGGGGCGAGGAAGACCTGTACGAGATCTTCATGAAGCCGCTCGCTGATGGCGGGATGGGCTGGCGGAGTCACGTGGTGTCAGCGCTCACGGAGGGACCTGATGGGAGGCTCGTTTCGTACTGGCCTGAGTACTGGTCGGTTGATCGACTGCTCAAGGAGAAGGACGAGATGGGCTCTCCGCTCTTCTCCTGCGCCTACCAGAACGACATCAGCGGGCTCCTCGAGGGCAACATCTTCCACGGGCCCTTCGCCCACTTCGACGTTCTCCCCCCGGGGAAGTGGCTCCTCCGAATGGGGATTGACCTCGCCTCCTCTGTTCGCGAGCGGGCTGACTACACCGCCCGAGTGACCACGGCCGAGAACCTCGACAACGGCGACTTCTACGTGCTCTCGGCCTACCGGGACAAGCGCGAGAGCCACCATGCTGAGTTCGTGCATGACGGCTGGCTCGCTTACCCCAACATCGGCATCGTGATCGTCGAGAGCCAGCAGTTCCAGTCGACCCTGATCCAAGAGGTCATGGAGACCTACCCCAAGATCCCCATAGAGGGCAAGAAGGCAGACGTCGACAAGACCACCCGCGCTCGAGCGGTGGCCGCGAAGTACGAGGCCCACAAGGTCTTCCACCACATGAGCCTGCGCGGATCCGCATTCGAGACCGAGCTTCTTTCCTTCCCCAAGGGGCATGACGACTTCGTGGACTCCCTTGGGTACTCAATGGATCTTGGCGGGCAGGAGTTCTTCTTCGGCAGCCTGAAAGTGAGAGCAGCCTGATGCCGTTCAAATGCCCAGATTGCGGAACATGGTGGAGCGGACTGGAGCATCGTTGCCCTGCGGGCACGATTGGCACCGGCACGGCCCCCATGGAGGTGCCGTGGCGCTGGGTTCCCTACGTCCAGCCGCCCCTCACGACGGGTACGTTCGTGGTGAAATGCACCTGTCACTTGAAGGGTTCTGTCCCCGAGATGGTCATCTGCCCCGTCCACGACATCTCGACGATCCTCTATGCGGGGAACACGTGATGGACGAGGCGCAGGAGATCGAGTTCCGCGACGGGAAGCGCGTGGTCCCTGCCTACATCGCCCTGATCCTCAAGGGGATCGAGACGTACCGCCTCACCTACGATGAGGCCATTCAGGCGGCTAACAAGAAGATCGAAGCCGACTTTATCAACGCCCAGCAGGACAAGATCCTTGCGGCGCACTTCAAGGAGCCGCGCTGATGGCCTTGACCGCCTCGCCCGGGGTTCGTGGAACTCTGTTGACGCCTCAGGGGCGCGTGGCCCTGAGGAAGTCGCTCTACGGGTATCGCACCTCGCCCAAGAACCTCCCGAAGGGCAGCGCCGTGTTGCGCTATCAGGACAAGGGTCGGGCATCGAAGTCGTCTGCGGCGTTGTTCCGCAACTGGGCCGAGCACTCTGAGTGGATCCGCGCCGCGATCAACATCCGCAAGACGCAGGTGTCATCTGCGGAGTGGGACATCGTCCCCTTCGACTCGACCATTGAATACAGCAAGGCTCTCCAGAACCAACTTCGGGCACTCTTCAATCAGCCCAACTATGCGGTCGAGTCATTTCGCTCGTGGGTCGAGCCAATCATGGAGGACATTCTTGTCCTCGATGCTGGTGTGATCGAGAAGGAGCGCACCCTCGGGGGAGATCTTGCCTACCTACACGCCGTGGATGGCGGGATGGTCAAGGTCTCGACGGTCTGGGACGGTGACCCGGACGAGAACCGCTACTGGTTCGTCCCGACCCCCACCTACGAGGTTCCCTTCAAGAACCGCGACATGGTCTACATCATGGCGAACCCCCGCACCTATTCGGTGATGGGGCTCTCGCCACTCGAGACTCTGAAGCTGACCATCGACGCGGAGCTGAACGGCTCCCAGTACAACACGCGACAGGTTACCAACGCCGCACCTGACGGGATGCTCGACCTCGGCGAGACGGCCCGCCCCGAGCAAGTTGAGGGTTTCAAGTCCTACTGGCTCAGTGAGGTGGCAGGCAGAGGTGCCATGGCGTTCATCGGCGGTTCCAAGGGCGCGAAGTTCGTGCCCTTCCGGGGCTCGAACCGAGACATGCAGTACCAAGAGTGGTTGGTCTATCTGGTCCGCAAGGTGGCGGCCGTTTACGGCCTTTCGCCTCAGGACCTCGGCCTCACGATGGACATCAACAGGGCGAATGCGGAGACACAGGCGGACATGACCGAGGATCGTGGTCTTCGCCCTCTGCTGGCGCTCGGACAGGACTTCCTCACGCGGGAGATCGTCTGGGACGAGTCCTTCGGGGGACCTGAGAACAACCTCGCCTTCCGTTTCACACGGCTCAACATCAAGGAGTCCATGTCAAAGGCCAGCATCAATAAGCTGGCGCTCGCAGGCATGCCTTGGAAGCCGATCAACGAGGCGCGGATGGACGAGGGCCGACCCCCGCTGGGCGATCCCAATGACGAGGAAAACCCGTACAACAAGCTCATGGCGAATACACCCCTCGGCGTCGTGACCGTCGATGAGGTTCTCTCCGCCAAGGAGGTGGCAACCAAGCCACCGCCCGCTCCGGCGGCTGGACCGTCGAAGAAGACGCCAGCCAAGTCGTCGGACTAGGGCACAAATAAGGAGTAATCAATGGCCGCAACCATCGTTCTGGCGTGCTCGTTCGGAGCAGGTCCGACCGTGACGGACTCCGTCACCGGTATCGACCTGATCTCGGCCGACAACGCCACCAACACGCTTGCCAACCGGCAGGCGAACCCGATCACGGTGGGCACCAACTCGTTCGAGAAGTGGGTCCGCCTCAAGATCACCGCCACCCCCGCGAACTACGTCCAGAGCTTCAAGGCGTGGTTCAACTCCACCGTCGACACGTCGACGACGTTGAACTTCACCGGGGCCTTCGTGACGTACCAGCAGGGGACCACGGCGACCTCCACAGTCGCCGACACGAACGCCACCACGCACACGGCGGGCAACAAGGCGATCTGGGACAACGCCCAGTACACGGCCGGTCAGCTCAACGCGTACACCAAGTATCTCGCGATGCAGCTTCAGGTCGGAGCGACTGCTGGCCCGGGCAACTGGACCCAGCAGACTGTGAACTATTCATATGACGAGGCATGATGGGTCCAGTTGACCTCTCGTAGGTGATAGTGTAGCATTCTCTCAGGAGGTGCTACATGCCTTGGGAACACGGACCCAACTGGCGCGGAGGCCAGCACGTTGACTCCAGCGGACATATGCGGGTGTGGAGCGAAGCGAAGCAACGCTACATTCCTCGCTCGCACGTTGTGTGGCTGGAGGCCCACCCGGAGTGGCTGATTGCTCACCCGGATGGCGAGATCCCTCGCGGATATGTCGTCCACCATAAGGATGGCAACAAGCTCAATGACGTGATCGAGAACCTCGAGAAGATCTCGCTGGCCTCCCACGTTTCTCGTCATCGTCGGCCACCAGCCGAGTACATCAAGCTCCTACAGGGGCTTCTCGATGGGGCGGGTATCCCGTACCCACCGCAACACGAGGAGTAGTTCATGGCAGACATCGAGATCAAACCCCTGAAAGACCGGGGCGAGATGAAGGTCGCGAAGACCGGTAACAAGGACATCACCGTGGGCCCCGTCGCCACGGTCTATCGCCCGGGCGACTTTGTCGATATAACCCTTGACGGTCACGACAAGGTCGAAGAGGGATGGTTCCGGGTCGAAGGGCCGGGGATCAACGACACTCTGCGCTGTGGATTGGAGCGGCCTCTCCGCGCCCAGTTCCTCGTGCAGGGCTACGGGACGTACAAGGTCACCTTCACGGACGGGAAGAAGGATCTGGCCTCCGTTTCGCTCGACATCGAGCGCGACGACGTCGACATCGAGCGCGACGACGTCGACATCGAGCGCGACGACGTCTGAGCATCCCGGGGTGCCGCTGCCTCCTCGGCGGCGCCCCACCCTACTGAGGAAACCAAGTGCATGAGTCGGTAATGGAGTACGTCGAGCATGTCGTATCGCGCTTCGACCTCTCCAGCCTCAAGACGCTCGAGATCGGCAGTTACAACGTCAACGGCAGCGTGAGACCGCTCTTCAGGGGCGAGTACATCGGGATCGACCATGTCGATGGCCCCGGCGTTGATCGGGTCATGGGTGCTGCCCAGATGGACTTCCCCGACGCCGAGTTCGATGTGGTGGTCTCCACCTCCCAGCTCGAGCACGACCCCACGTTCTGGCTCACGTTGCCGGAGGTGGCTCGTGTTCTTCGACCCGGAGGCCACTTCATCCTGACGTCTCACTCAACGGGCTTCTTCATCCACAACCAGCCCGACTACTGGCGTTTCCTGCCTGACACGTGGAAGATACTCATGGACTTGGCGGGCTGTGATCTCGTGGACTCGCGAGAGGACCCCCAGACCCCCGGGTTCCAAATCACGGGTTTGAGAGGATGATCCTCGGTGTTCCCGTTTATGAGCGTCACGATCTCACCGATAGAATGGTCGAGTCGCTCGCGGCCACAGTGAAGGGATACTTCACTCTTGTCCTCGTCGACAACGCTTCTCCGCATCCATACCGGAGGGACGACTTCGACGTTCCCTTTCGAATGAGGATCCTTCGGAATGAGAGGAACGAGGGCAACTTCTATCCCCTGAGACAGGTGGATGATCTGGAGCCGGGGCACGAGATCGTGGTCCTCTCTCACAACGACGTCGTCTATTACGAGGATGGCTGGAACGCGAGGGTCGAGGAGGAGTTTCGGAAGGATCCCCTCCTTGGTCTGCTGGGGTTCGCTGGATCTCCCGAGATTGATGCTCGCGGTGAGCGGGCAGTAGGGACCACGTGGAGCAACCTCCGGGGCGTCGTCGGGGAGCCTGCCGAGAAGGGCGGAAAGAGGGACACCGGTCTCCATCCTGTCGTCGCCATCGACGGGCTTTTCATGGCCTTCCGCCGTGGGGCCCTCAACGCCATCACTCTGGACCCCAGCCTTCCCCCGGCTCACTACTACGACTACATTTGGGGAGCCGAGATCATCGAGGCCGGTTGGCATCTGGCTACTCTGGGGGTGGACATCGATCACACAGGCTGGTCTACGGCAACGGCGTTGGCGGAGGATCTGGATGGCGAATGGGGGCGTTGGTGCGTGGAGCAGGGCTACCCCGCCACCAATCCGATGGCGACCATTCGCCACGTAGGGTCGACTCACTGGGAGACGTTCCGGGGACGGTTCTTTCCATGTCGGGTCTGATCTCGGCTGTCATCCCGACCCTGTACCACCCGCCCCAACTTGCTAGACTTCTGGAGGTTCTCAAGGAGGACGGGGTGGAGGTCAACCTTCTGGAGTCAGGCCAGTACAATCACAGCATCTACCGCATGTGGAACGCGGGAGTCGAGATGGCGACGGGTGACTACATCGCCATTCTGAACGACGACATCACGATCCTGCCGGGGACGCTCCCCATGATGGCCCTGATCCTCGAGACCCAGCCCCGACTGGGCGTGGTATATCCAGACCAGTGGGCTCCTCTCGAAGGAGGGCTGCCAGAGAAGGTCCAGATCCAGCTCTCCGAGGGATCGGGAAGAGTCGGGGGCATGACGGGGTTCTGCTTCATGTTCAGGAAGGATCTCGGGGTCCCCTTCGATGAGCGGTACGGCTGGTGGTTTGGGGATGACCAGTTTGAGTTCGATGTGCGAGCGAAGGGGTTGACGGTGGGGAGAGTCAACGGCCTCCCGCTCTCTCACCAAGAGAGCACATCGGCGGAGCGCAGGAAGGATGAGCTGGGGCTGTTGATCAGGGCTGATCAGCAGCTCTGGCGTCAGGAGCACGGATGATCATTGAAATCGTCATCCCATGCGTAGGGAACCCGAAGAGACTCCTGTGGTCGCTCAATCACCAGTCGCGTCCGCCCGATCAGATCACGCTTGTCAGCAACGAGTTCTGTACCCCAGCGGGCCCCTTTGGTGTTCCGACAAGCGTCTTGCGTTTCGACTCAGAGGAGTACCCGTATGGTCACAATGACGTGGTACTCCGAAGGAATATCGGGATCTGGGAGTCGAACGCTGACGCCATCATCTTTCAGGATGACGACCAGATCGCCCCGCGTCACTTGGTGCGGGACATGGAGCAGATCCTCCTTACCGAGAACTGGGCGTGGGGGCACCATCGCTTTGTCGACTTCGACGATCACGATCCGGTAGAACTTCTTGACGCGGATCCATCCATCGGTCGCTCAAGGGAGACCGAGGTCAACTTCTTCCACACGTACCAGAGCGGCTATGCAGGCTGTCTTGGGGTCAAGCGGGGCCACATCCTCAGCCATGGCGGGTTTGACATGCTCTTCCTCGGCCGACACGCTTGCGAGGACCAGAACCTCGCGAAGCGGATGTGTGGGCCGATGATCAAGATCTGGGAGCCACCGTTCTCATGGCACCCCCTGAGGTCCCCCAACAGGGCGCAGGGGCCCACCAACACTTGTCTGGGCGAGCACGACTGGGAGCCGGATGTCTTCAACGGTGTCGTGTTCTCGAGGTGCTCGAGGTGCCCGTTGTGGAGGTTTGCTGATCGTAAGGAGCAGTTGTTCCGCGATGAAATCGTCGTACCCTATGAGCATCAGCTCGTCGACGTAACAGTGGAGGCAATCTAATGGCAGCAGCGATCACCGTAACCCCGGCCAGCGGGCTCATCACCGCCAAGCAGACGGTCTGCACCTTCGCCATCGCGGGGGCCCCGACCAACGACACCGGCAGTAACGACCCCACGTTGTACCCGGCTGATCCCGAGATCCACTACGCCATGACCTTCGTGGTCGGCGGGGTAGAAGTTGGCCGAACGCAGGTGTTCGGGACGACCCCGGACGGGGCGTTCCAGTTCAACAGCTACATCTTCCCGTCGGCTGGGAGCTACACCGTGCAGCTCTACGATGTCACCGACCCCACGAGTCCTTCGGCTGTCAGCGCCGCCGCCACCATCGTCGTCGCCTGACCATGGGCGAACCTAAGGCCCTCCGCAGGGCCGGGATCGTTGACGGCCTCGATATGGAAATCCTCGAGGTCCACGAGAACCCCGTCTACGCGCAGGAATGCGTGGGCACCATCGCCATGGTCACCCGTGGCACGGTGTCCGCAGCGACTGCCGTGAGCCTGATGATGGACGACCGGACCTACCTCAAGCCCGGGCAGTACATCAAGCGGTTCATCATCGTGGGGAACATCCTCACGTTCCAGCGCAACCAGTGCATCAACGAGATGGAGGGGGACTGGATCCTCTTCATCGACTCCGACATGGTCTGGCAGCCCGAGGCTACCCGTATCCTCGTCGAGACACGAGAGAAGTTCGATCTCGACATGGTGGGCGGCCTCTGCTTCCAAAGAGGAGACCCCTACCAGCCCACCATGTACAAGATGGCCGCCGACGACAACCACGGCTACACCTTCCTCGAGAGGTGGGCCGAGGACGCGGCGGTCGAAGTGGACGCGACGGGGATGGCCTTCGTTCTGATCCAC